ACCTGCTTGGTGTACGACATAGCACGAGCCAGAGCCTTGGTATAACGAGCCGAGAGGCTGTCATACAGGTTATCTTCGATGGCCTCTTCGGTCAGCGAGAAACCCAGAGCAATGGTTTCGTGGTTGTAGCGGGCGGTCCATGCTTCCTGCGCATTGTCGTACGCAATTGCAGAACCTTCATTTTTGACCGGAGCTGCTGAGAAGCCAGACAGCTTGGTCTCTTCTTCGAACGAACGCTCGGAAGTCTCGGTTTCGTAGATTTCCTTGTGTTCTTCGCCGTAACGAGCGTACTCCATGCCGAACAAAGCGTTCAGGCCGGGCAGTAGCTCTTTCAGTAGTTGGGCACGTGAAATAGCCATGTCTTACTCCTTAAACGCCGGTTGCGTTCAGATACTGATGGCCGCCAGTCACTGTGGAAGTGACGGTGTTCGAAGTATTCGTGAACGTGGAAACAATGTACGGTGCGTTGAATTTGCACACGAACTCGCAGTAGCCGTTAGAGCTGTTCGAGGTATCGGGGACAATATCAACAATACGGATTGGCAGCGAAGCCGTAGTAGCGATTGAAGCGCCATCAAGGCCAATTGCCGAGTCACCAGTGGTGTTGGAGCCAGAGTTCTGCACCAGAGCGGCGTTAGCGCCAACAACGTCCGGGCCGTAGAAAGCTACGGTGGTAGTTGCCGAAACAGCGGCCATCTTAAACAGAACATCAGGATCATCCACAACATAAGCTTGAGCATCAGTTGCCTGAGTACCGGCGGGCCAGTTCTGGGCAAATTGCTTTTGCTTGGTGGTGGGGTTGGTATAGGTGCAACCCATGAAAATGCCAACCGGGGTAGCGGTCGTGGTGCCACTGTCTTTCTCAACAGTGCCATTCGCAACACGCTTAACTACGTCGCCGTAGAAGATATCAGTGCCATAACCATTGGCGATAGACATCAGACGAGTAGACCCGGCATAGGGTTGACCGCCGATCAGATTGATCGGACGTAGCCCGTAGGGCTTCGACACAGTCGGATATGCCATAGTTAAACTCCAAAGTTAAAAATTAACCGCCTCTACCGAACGACGTCGATGACTTCCGTTCTTGGAACAGCGGCATACGGGGGTCGTTCTCTCGCATAAAACTATTGTCAATTGCTTGAGCCTGAGCTTGGGTTTGCGCTGCGTAATAAGAATTACGCTGGTCCACAAACTCCTCCGGCGTCTTGCACAACAACAGCCCACCGATCTCGATGTTGTCCTTAAAGCGACTATTCGGATCGATTAGCAGTTTAAATTTGGGTTGCTCCGATACTTTTACTGGTTCCCAGCCTTCGCGCAACTTACTAGAGAGGTTGCGGGGGTCGGCATTGTCCCGTATCGAGACGCGAATCCATCTGTACCTAAAACCCGGTTCTTTATCGGGCTCAGGTAGCAGTTCTGCGGGCGCCCACTGCTTGGGACGTTCCTGAACTGCACGAGTTTCAAGTTCACGAGTAAGTCTGTTCTCAGCCATTATCTATTCTCCAATTTAAGAACTTCACGAGCGTACTGCTCCGGGGTCAATTTAAATTTCTTGGCCAGCGCAGCCTGTGTCGCTGTCAATTTAACGCTCCTCGGCGCGGTACTTCTCTTGGCTGAAGCCACGACAGTACTCGGCTTTTTCTGACTCTTTTGTTCGTCAGATGGCGCTTCGCTATGGAAGGCTTCTGGAAACCGCTTACGAATAGTTTTGTCTATTCGATCGTAGTAATCATCGCTGCCTATATAGTCAGCGCCATACTCACGAAACAGCTTCATATGCAGGCCTTTGGCTGCTTCCGTCATCTCCTCGTCCTTGTTGAACCAGTTGGAGTTACGGCGCTGCCAAGCTGCGAATTTCTGATCTACAGGCTGAGGTCTGTTATCAGCTTGAGATTTCTGGGGCAGTTGTACATCATTTTCTTCCACTTGTATAGTGGGTTTGAAATTTTTTGCCTTCTCAAGCTTCAAACTAGCGTTTGTCAACTTTAACTGAGCGTTAGCTATGATCTCCGGGTCGCCCATTGTGTAGGCTTCCGTGTACTCCTTCTTGGCCATAGCAACTTCGTTCTCCGCAGCCTCTTGAGCCGTAGATATGTAAACTTGCTCGCCGGTCGCCAAAGTTGACTTAAGCCGCTTGTTTTCCTCCAGAATCTGCTGGGCGACGCGCAGGGCTTCCTCCTGCTCGCGCAGGGCTCGCTCCTTC